AACAGAAACTTAGTTGACTTTGTAAATACAGATGTAGCAAGAGCAAAGGGTATTGTTGATACAGATCTAATAAGTGCAGATTGGGAAGATACTGCTTTTGAAGTGGTTGACGGAACAATAATATATCCACCAAGCCAATATAAGGATAACAGCATTGTTGACTTTAACGATCTGGGAATAGTTTCACATGTTGAGTTTAAAATTGACGGAATTTTACATAATCCAATCAGACTTAGAGACCTTGAACTTGCATCACAAGTTTATGAAAGAACAAAGTTTACTGAAATAGGAACAAAATATGGTGTTCCAATATATCCATACCATAAGACTGGAATATACTATGACTTCAAAGGAGAGAACCCTGTTGAAATATATAAAGACTCAACCCCTCACCTATTCTTAACCAGACACAGTGGTTGGAGAATGCGTGGTGAATTTTCACCTACCCTAGATCGTGGTATTGCTATTGCTGTCAACAGTGAAAATGCGCTGGGAATTAAAATTAGTTCAATTCAACTATGGGTTAAGTATGCAGATAGAGAAATGCCAAATGTAGAGATGCGAATATTCTCAATTGTTCATAAAAATGGAACATATGATTTTTACTTAACAGGAGATAGCAGCACACAGCGTGGATATATTTATGCAAAGGATAGAGACACTGATGCAATAGTTAATGATTTTGAATATCATATCAATGGTCAGTTAGTTGATACTGCATATTTAATTAATGAGGAGTGGTCATGTCTAGGTATAGCATTCCCAGGATTGATTGATTTTGACTCCTATCCTGGAAGAATAACTCTTAATGGACCAATGACATATAACAATGTTTCTTACTCAATTGCTACAAACCTTGAACAGGAGCAAAGAGTATCGTACAGATCATGGGGCGGAGTATTAACTTCAGCAATAGGTGGCTGGAACTGGTGGGAGGACTCTTACTCTTGGAGAGAGGTTAAAATTATATCTGAAAATAACGTATACTCAATTGATCCATCAGATATTTATGCAAGATATGTTGGAACTAATAGAATTATTGTTGATGATGATAATAATGGAATTTTGTTTGATCCTGAGAAGATTAGGGTATATGGAGATGTTGAGTGGTCAACATCAGTCAAGACAGCAGTATAATCTGGTATACTAATGGTTATGGATTCTTTAATAAACCCAAAAACTGGTAAACCTATTGTAGGAAATGTAAGACGTCAGGTCATAGATAAGCATTATGATTGGGGCCTTTATGTATACAAGAAGGCTGATGGAAAGTGGTTTACAGATGGAAATGGTAATGTTTTAAATATACCATCAAATAAAAATGATTTAACACAGATAAATAAATTAAAGCAGGCAGCAATGCACTATGGGGATCCAGGAGATGGTAAAGCGGTATTTGTTCCAGGCCTTAACAGAGTAACTGATGAAGAGTATTCAGAGCAAGTAGAAAGACTACAGCAAGGATTAATCCCATCAATGAATGACCTAGGTGCTTGGAAGGCTGCTCAAGATACAGTTGATAAATATGGTAGAGGTGTTTTAGATGAGTAATGAAGATTTTGAGTTTCAATATGTAGGGGCTTCTTTAAATACACAAGAAGAAAAAGAAAATCCTTTTAAGAAAAGTGATCCTTTCAATCAAGACTGGACATCATTAAAAGACCTAGTTGGATTAGAACAAAACTTTAAGCGTAGGACTGCACGTAATGTGACTAAGGCAGTTGATACATATAACTCTGCAGTCATGACGCAACAACCAGCACCTACAGATGCATATCTTGCTAATGCTAGAGCAAGTCAAACAGGTGATGGAGCAGGATCAAAAACAATCAATCCAGGAACTGTTTATAGAAATGGATATGGAATTTTTGACGTAATCACTCCTCCATATAATCTATACGAACTTGCAAATTTTTATGATACTTCTTTTGCTAACCATGCTGCCATTGACGCTAAAGTAGAAAATGTCGTCGGCCTTGGCTATCATTTTGAAATGAATGCTCAGACCATGATGAAACTTTCTTCTTCACAGGATGAGGGGGCAGTTGAAAGAGCAAGGAAAAGAATTGAACGTTTAAAGATAGAGGCAAGAGATTGGCTTGAAGGATTAAACACTGATGATAGTTTTACAACTATTATGGAAAAAATTTATACAGACGTACAGGCGACAGGAAACGGCTACCTTGAGGTTGGTCGTAAGGTAAATGGGGAGATTGGATATATTGGACATATTCCATCTACAACTATGCGTGTACGCAGACTAAGAGACGGGTATGTACAAATCATTGGACCACGTTTAGTATACTTCCGTAACTTTGGTGCAAAGAATCAAAACCCTTTGACAGCAGATAATCGTCCAAACGAAATTATTCATTTTAAAGAATACTCGCCATTAAATACATATTATGGTGTCCCAGATATTATTGCTGCGCTACCATCTCTTATTGGAGATCAACTAGCATCACAATACAATATTGATTATTTTGAAAACAAAGCGGTACCAAGATATATTATTACGCTTAAGGGTGCAAAACTATCCCCTGATGCAGAAGATAAGATGTTCCGATTCTTGCAAACTGGCTTAAAGTCACAATCACACAGAACATTGTATATTCCACTTCCAGGTGATTCTGATACAAGCAAGGTTGAGTTTAAGATGGAACCTATTGAAAATGGTATTCAGGATGGTTCCTTTAAAGAGTATCGTAAACAAAATCGTGATGATATTTTGATTGCTCACCAAGTTCCTATTTCTAAACTTGGCGGTGTTGACTCTGGTATTGCAGCAGCATTGTCTCAGGATCGTACATTTAAAGAGCAGGTTGCACGTCCAGAACAACAAAAAATTGAAAAGTTTATCGCTAAGATAGTTGGAGAATTTACTGACATTATTGAGTTAAAGTTCAATGAACTCACACTAACTGATGAAATTGCACAGTCTCAGATACTTGAGCGTTATGTTAAGAATCAAATCATGTTGCCTAATGAGGCTCGTGAGATTTTAGACTTGCCACAGGTTGCACATGGAGATGAGCCTCTTCAGTTAACAGCAAGAGCAGCAGCAGATGAAAATGCTAATAATGCAAAAAATAGATCAAGGGATGCAGAAAGAACAAATAACTCTTCTGACAGCCCTGCAACAATTGCTGGAAGGAATCCTAAAGGTCAGGGCAGGTCTTCTCAATAATTGAGATAACGTGTAAAATCTTTGGTATAATAGGAGTGATATGAATATCAACAAAGCAAGTTGGAACACATCAGAAAAAAATGTACGCCTATCAATGCCTATCGGCAAGGTGGATACAGAAAGACGCATCGTTTCTGGTTTTGCAACTCTAGATAATATTGACAAGCAAGATGATATTGTTTCAACAGAGGCAAGTTTAAAAGCATTTAAAAATTTCCGTGGGAATTTAAGAGAAATGCATCAGCCATCAGCAGTCGGCAAGATTCTTTCATTTAAGGAAGATCGTTATTTTGATCCAAATACAAAGAAGTTTTATACTGGAGTATATGTATCTGCATATGTTTCAAAGGGTGCACAGGATGCATGGGAAAAAGTTCTAGACGGGACCTACACGGGATTTTCAATTGGTGGCAACATCAAGTCTTGGGACGATGCTTTTAATGAAGATCTAAATAAAAATATTCGTGTTATTAAAGATTATGATCTTTTTGAATTGTCCCTAGTTGATAGCCCAGCAAATCAATTTGCAAACATTCTTTCTGTTGAAAAAGTCAATGGTCAAACTGTAGTTGGAGGTTCTTCCGCAGATGTAGTTATTGAAAATGTATTCTGGGATTCCGACAACGGTATTGTAATGACATCAGAAAATGAATCAGAGGTAAGTCCAGTAAGTGGCAACCAAATGAAAAATATAGGTTTCGTTGAGAAAAATGATAACGATAAAGCAGATATGATAAAGTTCTTAGTTGATAGTGCTAAAGGCATTAAGACAATTAAGATGACAAAGGAGGTAAATCCAATGACAGAAGATACACAAGTAGACGCAGTTGTAGAAGATGCACCTGCAGTTACAGAGGAATCACATGTTGAGATTGCTCCAGAGGCTCCAGCAGATGCTCCAGCAGATGCTTCTGCAGAAGAAGCAATTGTTGAAGAGTCTGTAAAATCTGAAGAAGTTGTTTCTGAAACAGAAGCACCTGAAGCAGAGAAGAGCATTGATAATGCAAATTCAGAAGAGGCTATCGTCAAAGCCGTTGCAGATATCAAAGACTCTCTTAATAATGCCTTTGGCGATCTAGCAGCAACAGTAAAGTCCATAAGCGACACAGTTGCTGAGTTAAGCAAATCACTTGCAGGTGTAACAGATAAGGTTACTGAAGTAACCAAGGAAGTTGCAGATGTAAAGGGTGGTATTAACGAGTTTGGAAAGCGAGTAGATGCAGTTGAGGCTGACACTGCTTTCCGCAAGTCTGGCGATCTTGGCGAGATCGTGCAGGAGATGGCAGAAGTGCCAACTCAAAAATCCCTATGGGGCGGTCGTTTCCTCAAAAATACCGACCTATTTAATTAATAAAATCACTAGGAGGTGAAATATATGTCGGAACAAAACAACACAGAGATCGTAAAGAACTATCCTGGTTCAACAAGTCCTGCTGGTCAATTGAACAGCGAAGGTACTTTTGCATCAGGTGGTATCGGATCAGTATCAACTCCAGCAGGAGGAATACTTGGCAACACACCAACAGCAAACATGGGTGTTACCACTGGACCAAACGCAGTAAACCCAACTGGCGCACTAGGAGGAATCCTATTGCCAGAACAGGCTCGTCGTTTCATTGACTACGTGTGGGATGCAACAGTTCTCGCCCAAGACGGTCGTAAGGTTACTATGAGAGCCAACACGATTGAACTTGAGAAGGTCAACGTTGGTGAGCGTGTAATTCGTGCAGCAGCACAAGGCTCTAACGATTACACAAACGCTGGTGCTACATTCACAAAGGTGGAACTAACAACCAAGAAGATTCGTCTTGATTGGGAAGTTTCAACTGAAGCACTTGAAGACAATATTGAAGGAGGTGCTCTTGAGGACCACATCGTTCGTTTGATGACCAATGCATTTGCTAATGACATTGAGGATCTAGCGATTAATGGTGATGGTGCAACAGGCAACTTCCTATCAATCATGAACGGTTTCGTAAACCGCACAAAGACTGCTGGTTCTGGAGCACACGAGTCAATCGTGACTGTTACAAGCAACCAGTGGACTACAGATGTAATGCAGAACATCATCTTGGCAATGCCACGTAAGTATCGTGCACTTAAGTCTAACCTTAAGTTCTACGCAGGTACTGACGCATTCCAGGGTATTGTAAAGCACAACGGTACACTTGCTGATGCAGTTGCAGAAGCATTTGCTTACCGTCCATCAGGTACTCCATCAAACCGTCAGAACTATCTAGACGGTCAGGGACAGACATTCGGTGGAGCACGTACAACCCGTGTTCTCGGAATTGATGTTCAGGAAGTTCCTTACTACCCTGCAGGATATGTAGATCTTACATTCCCACAGAACCGTGTATGGGGTTTCCAGAGAGACATCACTGTAAACCGTGAGTACAAGCCAAAGAAGGACACAATTGAATACACAGTATTCGTCCGATTCGGCGTACAATGGGAAGAACTTGATGCAGTTGCTTATGCAGATGCAGCAGCAGAATCCTAAAAAATAGTTCTTAATTGAACCTGAAAGGGGGGACGGCTAATAACCGTCCTCCTTTTCCACATTAAAGGAGATTTTAAATGTCATATTCAAGTACTAATCCAAATGAAACACTAAATGCAGAAGGTGCAGTTGCAATAAATAGTGTTGGTGGTGTTATTATTATGGGACCAACTGGATTAATTACCCAACAAAATGCGTTGGGCAGTATTGATGGAGACGTTATATTTGGAGATACAACAGGACCAAATGCAGTAAATCCTTCAGGTATTCCATCTGGTGGAAGAAATCCACAACAAAATAATTTTATTAGTTATATAAGATAAGCATTCTGGTATAATAAACACAGGAGGATTCAATGTCAAAAACAAAACCAGTTAATGAAAAGCCAGCAAAAAAAGTTGATGATAAGGTTGCTCTTTATTCAGAAAAGAATTTATTTTGGAATGAAGTAGGATCTCTTAAGATTGGGTATAACATTGTATCCGCAGAAAAATCAGAAAGATGGCTGCAACATAAAGCAGTACGCTTGGCAACGCCAGAGGAAGTGGCTCACGCCTACGGTAAATAAATATGATAGTTAAGAGAGTCCCACCATACCCAATTAATATTCAGTACACAGTACCTCTCCCAAACACTGATTATTATTTTACTATTGAAAACTCACCAATAACAATTGAGGCAGGGCTAAAACTTACATCAAATTCAAATTCTAAGGTTACATATACTCTAGATGAAGATTTTGTAAAATACGATGCTGATTATTCTGTTTTAATATATAACAGTCCAAACGATGCGACTGGAGATGTTGTCGTTCAAGATGTTTTAAACATTGTTCGTCCGTATGTAGACGTAAGAGATTTAGTTACTGGTGCCCCTGCAATTGCAGAATACGAGGGCTATGAGCGTTTAGCAAGAACCATTATTAACAGCATTGTTGGTCCTCAAGGATTTTTGTTTGAAAAAAGTATTTTAGAAGTTGTTGGACAGGGAACTGATTATTTGCCACTATGGAGTTTAGCGTACAAAGTTTTGCAGGTATATGAGAATTCAGAACTAGTATATGATTCAACACAAAATCCACCAAACCTGGGTGAGTATGTTTATGGAATTACTCAAGATCGTTCAGCAATATATAAAGATTTAGCAGGAGATGCTTCAGCATATAATCGTGCTGAAAAGAAACCATTACAATATCGCAATAGTGTTTCTGATTCATTCAATGCATATTCAGCACTAGACACTCCAACATTCAGTGCAAGTAATACTGGCGTAATGTTCCCTGATGGAGTAGATTATGTAATAGTTTATGAAACTGGGTACAAGGTTATCCCAAATGATATTCGTGATGCAACAATTACATTAATGGAAGATATACGCTGCAATAAACTTGAATACTATAAGAGATCAATTGACCAATATCAAACAGATCAATTTACAATCAAATGGGATCCACGCCACCTTGATGGAACTGGAAACTTACTTGTTGACAAAGCATTAGAAAAATATATAACAGACTTACGCAAACCTTGGGTGATTTAATATGACGATGCTGCCATGCGATGCAACAGACCTATATTTTCCTATGCTTGCAGATGTATATTATCCAGACATTACTCAAGGACAATATGGAGAAATTACAAAAAGTTGGAATATAGATAGAACCATTGCAGCACACATAGAGCCATTTCCTAAAAAGAGTGGCGAGATCAGCCCACAAATATTTTTACAATACAAAGATTTGTTGATTGGAAGAACAAGATATGATTTAAGATTGCCATCATATTCTGGCAGTACTAGCGAAGCATTAACAAATATAATGATAACAAATATAAGAACTAGCATGGGGCAAGCACTTCATTTAGAAACAGCAGGACCTAGAGCAGGTAGTGGAACACTATACGAGATAGCGTCTTATGATGCACATTACGCTCCGTACGGAGATATAGACTATTATTCATTTACTTTGCGTAGATCAGAAAATCAGGTGTTGTCATAATGAGAGTAAGAATTGATGCAAAAAAGTTTGAGATGGATATGTCAAATTTAATTGATTATTCAATCGGCTTCCTTGATGGTGTACAAAATGGCAAAAAGATATTTTTAAAAAATTTAGGAATGGGCACTGTTGAAACATTAAAAATGTACATAGATGCAAATGCTAGAATTAATCAACCAGCCCTACAACATATGTACGAATGGTATAGAACTGGAAGTCCTGAATCAAGGCTATTTGATATCGCCTACAGTGTAAAAGGACATGGAATATCTTTTAACTCAAAGTATAAGCAATCTAACTCAGTATCAAAAAATAACGAAGAACCATTTTATAGCAAAGCAAGAATTATGGAAGAAGGAGTGCCAATCACAATCAAGCCTAAAAATAGTTCTGTCTTGGTTTTTGAAGAAGGCGGTCAAACAATTTTTACCAAAAAGGAAATTAAGATTCAATATCCTGGTGGTCCAGAAGCCAAGGGTTCGTATCAAAAAGTATTTGATGAGTTTTTTAAGGTTTACTTTTCTCAATCATTTTTAAAGTCATGTGGTATTTTAGATTACCTAGAAAATCCAAGGGCATACAAAGACAACCTAACTAAGGGTATAAGATCTGGAATGTCTGCTGGTAAAAATGTGGGATTTCAATGGATCGTAAATGCAAAGGTAGGTGTTGAATAAAATGGGTAAAACAGTAACAGCATTGCCATATCCACCAAAATGGATCAATGCATATATTTATAATGAGTTATCGCAATACGATGATATTGGGGTAAGTGCAGTATCTCAACTAACCCCAATTTTTGCTACAAGCCCAACAAATACTGAGGAAATATATAGAAGTGTGGTTGAAACAACAAATATAGCAGAGCCACTTGTTATTATTTATGACAGGCTTATGACATTTAGACCATCACAATTCTACCCTCATAAAAGAGAACAACTACTATATTATTTATATAGCACAAGTCTGGCCAATGTCAATAATGCAAATATAGTCATTTCTCAACTACTAGATAGAGAAGATGCAGCAGCCCAAGACCTCAATGCCTGGTGCTCAAATACCCAAGAAAACTTCAATGTATTCTTTCATAATATAAAGGTATATCAGGCACAAGAAGCAAGAGACGTTTTAGACCTTGCATCAGCCAGAACCATATTTGTCAATAAACTCATCATTGAGTATGACTATCATGGTCAGACCAGCCAAAATTCATATAACTAAAAAGGCTGTTATAATTATGGTGAGGAAACACAAACGCCATACAACTTAATAACAATTTAAAGAAGAGGTGATATAAATGGCTTATACCCGTGGAAATAATCAAAACATTATCGTAGGTGCAGCAGCGTTCTTTATTGCTGACACAACACTTACAGCAGGGACCCTGCCAGCAGTGACAGGTTCTCCTTTTGCTACACAGTCTTATCGTGAAACACTAGACGCAGCAGCAGGCTTTGATAATGTTGGATACACAATGAACGGTCTTGAACTATCTTTCCAACCAAACTTCGGTGAAGTACAGGTTGATCAGATTCTAGACGTTGCAAAACTCTACAAGCAGGGCATGCAGGTCAGTCTTAAGACTGCATTTGCAGAAGCGACTCTTGAGAACTTGCTCATTGCACTCGCATACGGATCTACCAAGTTGTCAGGTACAAAGTTGTCTGCAGCAGGTCAGACACTTAACATGTCAGCAGGAGATCTTGGCGAATGCCCAGTTGAGCGTGGAATTGTTGCAGTAGGACCTGGAACAGGTGACTGCGATGATTCAAACCACATTGAGCGTATCTATGCAGCATATCGTGCATTGTCAATTGACAACGTAACAATTTCTGCAAAGCGTGATGCAGTTTCAATGTTTGAAGTTTCATTCCGTTTGCTACCAGATGATGCATCTGCGTCATACGGAAAGATTATTGATCGTTCTTGGACGATTACTTCCTGATAATTAAATAATCAGACAACAGCCCATCTCTTAGGAGGTGGGCTTTGTTGTTTTATGGTAGAATGATATAAATGGCTACTGAAATATATAAAATAGAATATATTAAAACTATTGATGGTAAGATTATTGAATTAATACCATTGAAGATTAAATATATGAGACAGTTAATGGATATGTTCCATACAATAAAATCTGGCATGTCCGAGTCGCACATAGTAGATATTTTGTGTGATTGCGTTAGAATAACCATGAAGCAGTATGAACCTACATATTCTAGAACTTTAGAAGATGTCTTAGACAATTTTGATTTGGCAACGGTATATAAAGTATTGGATTATGCTGCTGGTATTAAACTAAATACAAAGCAAGATGAACAAATAAAAAATGAAAATGTTAGTCAGGATAATGGACAGTCATGGAAGGATCTTGATTTGGCAAAACTTGAAACAGAAATATTCCTGTTGGGTATTTGGAAAAGTTATGATGAATTAGAATCATCAATATCAATGACAGAATTATTTGAAATATTAGCCACAAGCAGAGAGTTAGATTATCAAGAAAAGAAATTTTTAGCAGCAATACAGGGAATTAAGATTGGCGATGATGCTGGTCAAGATGATGGTCAAAAGAAATGGGAAGATATGAAAGCCAGGGTATTTAGTGGTGGTGCAACAAACGATAGCAAAGATATTCTTGCTCTTCAAGGCTATAATGCTGAAAAGGCAGGGTTCGGAATTGGCATGGGCCTAGACTATGAAAAAATTGAAAATTAGTCTATTTATGCTATAATTGACATACAACCTATAGGAGGAAAAATGGCAACAACTACGTATGAGGCACAAACTCTTACGCTCATGGACGGAACTCAAATTGAAGTTCGTCCACTAAAAATCTCACTGCTTCGCCTATTTACTAAAAAGTTTGAAGGCGTCGCAGCAGTACAGGATGATAATGAAAAGTCAATGGATCTTTTACTTGAGTGTGTGGCAATTGCCATGCAGCAGTTTAAGCCAGAATTGGCTGATGTAAAGAAGTTGGAAGAAATTATTGATCTTCCTACAGTGTACAAAGTAATTGAGGCTGCATCTGGTGTTCCAATCAGTGAAGTCAATTCAATTAATGTCTAAAAAAATTTAAAAGAGGTGAGAGATGGCTGACGTAAATGCAAATATTAACGTAAATGTAGATACGTC